GGGGAGAGCGACTGGGGCCACTTACTTCAGGGTTTCCTCTGAGAAGAATGCCGTGGGTTTCTATGAGCGTCTTGGGTTCAAGTTTTGGGGGGCACAAAAAAGTGGATGCCAGCTATCCATTTTCAGGATCGGGGGAGATACCTACGGAGAGGGTGACTACGATTATTTCGATACGGTTATTTATAAAGCGATCAACCGAAAAGGTAAGGGAGGCTGTACGACCCTCTATGAGCTTGCAAACAGCCAAATAGGGGTCAATTTAGATGGGGTTGAGTCAAAAATTCCTTATGATATCAACGGGTTATAAAGCAAGATTTCTGTTGACTTCTAGCTTGGACTAGCCCATAATATAGCCATCCTTGAAAAGGGGAAGAGGGAGACAGAAGAGATGCGGAAACCAAAAAAGGAGAATCCAATGACTAATGCGAAGAGTATGAGGGAGACAGAAGAAATGTGGAAACCAAAAAAGGAGAATCCAATGATTATGAAACGGTCTGTATATATTGAGAAATGTCGTAAAGCTGCGAATGATATGAAAAAAAGTCGTCCAAAACCCGAAAATCTTGAGAATCTTGAACTTGATCATATTGTTCCAATTAATTATGGATATGAGCATAATTTCCCATGGGAGATTATTTCATTGCCGGAAAATTTAGATTGGATACCTAGAGACGAGAATCGTTCAAAGTCTGCAAGTCTAACACCCCAAGGTCTAAAACTTATCAATAAATGGCGGGATGATGGGTTGATCGTCACACCTATTGCTCTACAATCTCAAAATGAATCCGCAGACTCTTTATTCGATAATATAAGAGAAAGTCTTAAAAACGATACAATTACATCGTGTATGATTCCCACAAATGTAGCCGTCAAGATACCACCAGTATGGTGCCAACGTGATGAAACACTCCGTTACTCGAAAACCAGAAATGCTATGGGTAGAGTTCCTCTCGATACCCATAAAGTGATGATGTTTTTCCTTTTCCCTGATGGGCAATTCTACCGTGGAGATGGTAATACGCGATCATACATTTGGGCAAATAACCTTCAATTTCCAGACTATGAAGTGCCCAAGAACATTTTGGGAATCTTTATTAAAGTGGATGATGAAAAACACGCAGAACAACTATATCACTCTATTGATTCAAAAATAACAGCTGAAACTTTTGCAGAGAAATTGAGCGGATATATGCGCGCCAAAGGTTATGCGCATCGTCTCCCCTTAAAATGGAAGAAGGGTGAAAGTGTTTATGATATAGCAGTAGTTGCATTGGATAACTATGTACATCCAGGTGACAGTGAATGCGTAACTCTTGAGTGGGGTCGAAACGAAGCCGAACGTGCAGCACAGACAAGCGAGAAATTGAATTATATCATTGAAGAGTTGGTCGTTCTTGGTAAGCTTTTCCCCCATACGTATATACCAAAACAATTGACTTCGCCATTAATTGGAATGTTTATTAAGTATATGATGAAATATAAAGATGATAAAATCTATGATAAAATGTTTAGAGGTATTAAATTTTTAATTAATCATATTACCGGTGGGCAGTATGCTCCATGGTATCGTATTCACAATGATTTTGATGAACCAGAATTAAATAATCTTTTAATAATGGTGGATGAACTCCAAACAACTGCTGATATCTCGAAAAAGGTAAACCCCCGCACTAACCTGCAAACGAGAGCGATTTTATCAGATGGTCCCACTCAAACGACTAGAAATATTCAAGATAGAAGGATGTACTGTGGATGGATTGCGTATTGTTTCGATAAGTACCTTGCTGGTGAAGTAATGAATGAGGATATTATTTTTGATGTTACTGCTGTACCTATGATTGCAGAAATTAAACATTCAAATGCACTAAACGCAAAAACAGAGGCGCAATCATTGATGGTGAAGAAGTACGATAAATTTTGGGAACATGGATTATAGACAGAAACAAAATAATAGAGAGGCGTTCATTCGCTGGTATGCATGGTCGTTGAAGTATGATGACTGCGATCCAGCGGTGTGGGTCACGAACTATCTCAACACACGATTTGAACATAACGATGAGCAACGTCTTTGGTTGTGTTGGCTTTATGGCAACACGTATCAACTATCAACTGCTTGGGTTTTGATGAACGAGTTTCCTGACTGTGAGTTGGCAACAGTAGATCGTATGAAGCAATGGAATGCTACTAATTACAAACGTCTTCGTTACCAAACTGACACGAAATGGAACAAGGGTCATCTCCCGGCTATGTTTGAATCGTATCAGAAATTTGTCGGCAATCGAACACAACGTGAAGCGATAGAGAGTTATTATGGAGGATCAGAGGAAACCAGCTTTGATAAATTATGGAGTGGCGTTAAAGGGAGTCTCTATAAGTTTGGTCGTTACAATACTTGGTTTTATCTTCAGCATCTTAAGCACACCGCTAGTATTCGGATCAATCCCACTTCTCTTATGTTGTGCGATTATAATGGTTCCCGCTCTCATCGTAATGGGTTGCTTTATACTCTCGGCAAATATGATGATGTGGACAGAAAACTCACTGCTGTACAGTACCAAAATCTTGAAAGACACGCTGCCGAAATCTTACTGGAAATGAAAGAAAGATTCCCCAAACTAGCAAGTCAGGTTGACTTCTTTACCATGGAGACTTGCCTGTGTTCTTTCAAGAAGATTTTCCGTGAACATCATGGACGTTATCTTGGGTACTATCTAGATCGTCAAGCTGCAGAGATTACCAAAGCTGAGAAAGATGGGTGGTATGGTATTGATTGGAATGTTCTATGGCAGTCAAGAAACGAGACAATTGATCAGAAACTAGATCATAGAAGAGGTATTAATAAAAATAGATTCAGTTCTTTCTTGAGGACTGGTAAGATTGAAAACTTAGACTGGATGTTTGATGATGAAAGACCTGTGTCTGAGGGCTTGTTGGAGCACTTTGTATGATTGCGAATTCTATTACAGCATCTAGTACAGATACCATTACCGTTTCTGCGGCGCGTAAATTAGTTGCCGTTGGTGGGAGTCCAGGAACAGGTAAGACTACTCTTCTTCGTGAGTTTATGAAAGATAAAACTTGGGAGAAAGCTGTGCCAAAAAAGACGCTGCCTGTAATGTATTGTAAGGAATTGAATCTCTTTGTACTAGGTAAGTATGAAGAGGGAGAAACCTTTGCGGGAACAGATCGCCTTTCTATGGCAGTTCAACCCATCGCGCAAGAGTTTGTATCCGAATGTCAATCTAACATCCTATTCGAAGGAGATCGAATCTTCAATCAGTCCTTCCTAGAGTTTGCTATGGCACTTCCGAATACCGATTTGCGGATAGTATTTCTCAAAGCACCCAAGACTGTCCTTGAAGCACGATACAAGGATAGAGGATCTGATCAGTCTAAGCAGTTCTTGAAAGGTCGTGAAACAAAATATAGTAACCTATTATCCAATTTTGATCTGATGCCCTATATTACAGTATTCAATAATACTAATTTAGAGGAGCAGGAAAAGGTGTTACGTTTCTTGGAAGGACATTTCAAGAGATAAAATATTTTATGGTTGAATGATTATGTTTGTGCAAGATCTGTGGAGGCACACAATCGAATTGACAGAAGACACAACACCACAGGGTCGGTGGTATACGACTCCGCAAGGGAATAAGTATGCATCCGTCACCACAATGTTGGGCAAAACCTCAAGCGAGGATAAAAAACAAGGCTTGCGCGAATGGCGTGAGCGGGTGGGGGAAGCGAAAGCGAACGCAATCACCTCACGTGCAGCGGGGGAAGGCACTCGACTTCATCGCGCTCTAGAAAAAATTATTACTAATCAATGGACACCCTTTCAACAATCACAAGTGTTGCCTAATATTAAATCGCTCTTAAATCAAATGGTACCAGTATTACAAAGTCATGTTTCTGCGATTCATGGATCAGAAGTGCCACTGTATAGTGATGCATTGAAAGTTGCTGGGCGTACTGATTGTATCTGTACGTGGGATGGGCAGTATACTATTTTGGATTTCAAACGATCTAATAAACCCAAATATGAGGATGGCATTCTAGACTATTTTCATCAAGCAACAACCTATGCGCTTCTTGCTGAAGAGCGATTTGGAAAGGAGATCCCATCTATCGCCATTCTTATTGGCGTCTCAACGGGTGAATTTCCACAGATTTGGCATTTTCCAAAGTATAAATATAGTGTACAAGTATATAGACGAATTCAAAAATTTCATACTCTTAACTCTATTATTGGAGATGACAGTGAGTGAACGTGTGTTTTTATTAATGCAATTATATTTTAATCCAGGAGGGTCATATGCATGATCTTTTTTCATATTTAACTGAGTGGCAGTGGGTGGTCGCTGTTGTGGTTGTCAGCACTGCTGCTCATTATGCTATGCGTTGGTTGGGTTTGTAATCTTATAACTTTGGGTGGAAGATGTTGTCTTCCACCCATTTGTTTTCCCCATATACATGAAACATACACAAATTAGTGTGTGGATTCCCTATTATCTTCGGAGGATGATGGGGGTTCTTTTATTGATTGTTATGTTGAGTGTAGATGCATTTACTCCTACCACACTCGGTCATGCAGATTATAGCTTAATAAAATTTACGGATAGTGAGCTTGTGCGACCTTGGGGGGCAGCACCCAGATATACGAAACAGGAAGAAGTTTGTTTAACTCAAGCCATTTACTATGAAGCTGCAAATCAATCGCATATAGGAAAACAAGCCGTTGCACTGGTGATTCTTAATCGTACTGCGATTAAAGAGTACCCGCGAACTGTTTGTGGAGTAGTGCATCAGTCCCTTATGGTAGGGAGTAAACGAATTTGCCAATTTTCCTATCATTGTATGCGGTATTA